GTTACCTCGCCGCCCAAGACTACTACGTCGAAGCTACAAAGCCGACAACGTAAACGTGCCCGACGACAGGAAGGACGATACATTGGTACTAGCATCGATATGCCGTACATCCATTGCCGCCTCAACCCTTGGGGCGGATCGGGTGCAATTGGTATACCTGACCAGTCCGATGTTAATCGCATCCTCGTCGATCATCGATACAATACTACTTTCGTTGTAGGATCTTCAGGACAGTTTGACATTACCATTCTGCCCGTGTTCCCTTACTCCATCTATGTGCAAATACCTAGCACAGACACAGGAGCGCTCATGAATACCGTTCCCTTGGCTCAAAACCGTGGAAACGCACTCGTGGCCTATACGACGCCAATTCCGGAATGGAGCAATATAGCCATCACTGCTAACAACACTGGTGGCATTGTTGACCATTTTGTGCCCTTGTTCGGGGCTGTGCGCGCTCGACTTGTGACTATGGCATTTCGCGTGATTTATACCGGTTCATCTGTGTCCAATTCTGGATACATCGTAGTTAATCGGGATAATTGGAGTCTTGGACCACCTGCACCCAATGGCATTGCCTTTTCTATCCTACCTTCCAACAGCGGAAGTAACTATGTGTACGGAGTCGGGCAGGTCATGATACGACCTCTCAACTACGTACCTAGCTTCAGTATCGTTAAAAAGGATGGCTACCAAGGTCGATTGGATCAGGGATGCTATGCATTGCTCAAGCATGCATCCCCAATCTATGAATGGCAGGAGGTTACTGACAATGTCACGTACCTCACCACTTCATCTCAAAACAACTATGCTTATGGAATGTCACTAGGCAGCACACCTCAGCCGAACAATATGGGAACAACAACCCCTCTATGTTTTGGTGACCCTGCCTGGTCAGCCGCTAGCATAGCTATAACAGGAGCGACGCCTGGCCAAACTTTTCTTGTGGAGATCATTTCATGCGTTGAGTATGAAGTTGATTCATCTTCACAACTGGCACAACTCGGCACCCAACCTAAGGTTAACCTAAGATCCTTAGACATTGCAGCACAGCAAGCTCGGAAACAAACTGCGGCGGCATCACCTGACAAGTCCACGTTTACCAAATTGGTCAACGCTGCGACAACCGTCGGGGAGGTGGCGATAACTGCTGCTGAGCTTGGAGCACTAGTGATGTAGGTTGTGTGTAGCTGTTCCCGCAGTACCAGGGG